CAACGTGCCCCCGGCCGCCGGAGCGGAGAAGAAGTCCAAGTACGAGACCATGATCGTCGGCATCGGCTCGGCCCACGCCGAGACCCACGACAAGCTGGAGAAGCTCGCCGACAGCCTGGGCGTGAAGCCCGGCGCCGTCGTGTGGCACGCCGTCGAGGCTCTCCTCAAGAATCCGCCCAAGGCTGGCGACATCAAGGCGGTCGGTCGGACCGGTGCGATCTCGGTTGGCTCCGCCCCTGGCTTCTGGGTCAAGCCCCTCGTCAAGGACGGCAAGACCAACGGCCTGCAGGTCGTCGAGGTCGCCAAGCGCGGCGACATCACCGATGGCCGTGCGTTCTTCCGGTTCACGGTGGCTGACACCACCGAGGAGACCACCAAGGCCCGCACCCGTGCCCTCAAGCAGGCGATCCGGGCCGCGGAGTACGATGCCAAGACCTTCGGTGTGGCGTTCGACGGCAAGGCCGTCGAGCTCCCTGCCGCCAAGAAGGCCTGAGCCAGGCAACGATCGGTGATCCACGCCGTGGCCTGTGAAAGGGCCACGGCTGTGGTGTCCGATTAAGTCCTCCCGTGCATGCGGCCAAACGGGAGGCAACGGTACGGTGGGAGTCCGGCATCGACCCAGGTCGATCCCACCACAGTTGGAGGCGAGGAGACGGCAACCGCATGCCTTATCCGTTGACCCTCCTCTTGTCACGGCTCCACAAGCTGCTAGGTCACCTCGGCGGTCCGGGCATGGACGGGTGAAGGTTTTAACGGTGACCTAGTCGTTGGTGTGCGCTCCGTCCGAGTCGGAGAGCCGTGGCCATTCGGGAGTCAACAACTCGAGGATCACATGGGGACTTACCCGTTGATCCGCTGCTGCCCCACGATAGCACCCAGCCGACACGACCGGCTGGGTGTACTCGTTTGGTGGAGGGAGGAATGCGGATCTAGCACTGGAGTTGATTTGGACCCTCCAGGATCCTTGACCAATAATTCTGGGTGTGCGATTGGTCAAAGGGACTGTCCATGCTCCGTAAGGCGGTAGGAGGCTAGGACGTGAGATCGTTGCAATGCAGTATGGGGATAGTGCAGTAGAGGCGATCGTCGAGCCTAGACGATTCTCGGGCGGTTCCCGTGTGTCTCTAAATGTAAATCCTTGGGGGATAAGGGATGATATCTTGTAATATAATAGTTGATGATGGTGTAATATAATATGGGTGTAACAAAAATAAATCATATTATAGATAGATAGATAGATAGAGCTCCTCTCCCCGATCCTAATAAATAAAGTGGTCCTGGGTGATTTTTTTTGAGGATGGCTAATGTATTGCAATCCAACAAGTGTGGGATGGTGGTGATCTTGTTGTATTACATATAGGGAGAGGGTACTATGGCCGGGTCCAGGACTGTAACCATAGTGTACGACATACCATGATCGCGTCACTCCGACACATCTATCTGAGAGAGAGAGCGGTGGACAGGATCCGTCGCTTCGATCTCGGTATGTTGGTCGTTGATATGACGGCCGGTGTCTATACACAGACAAACCCGAAATCTCGGAGTGGTGAGCTGGCATCGACGTTTCGTGCCTGGTGCGAACATCGTCTGGCTACGTCACCGTCTCACGTGCACATCGGCGACTACGAAGGCATCAACGTCCTCGATGTCGCTCTCGGAATGTTCCACGCGCTCCACACCAACAGACCGGCACGTGATGCTTGTGAGTGGGCCTTCGACGGTGAGATCAAGGGGCTGCCAATCCCGAGTGCCACGTACACGAACGACACTGTCCCTGAGATGACTCTGTCACCGTGCCCAAGACACACCCACACCGATGATGTAGTGGTGAATGTCCCGATCCCTCGCTGGATGAAGTCGATTCTGCCGGCTGACCTCGAGTCGCTCGGCAAGGCGGAAGGCTTCACCGTCCTGGCCTCGGCGGCGATGATGGGTTCATGCCTCGATGGCCGGCATGTGCAGAGATGCCAGGCCTTCACTGTGCAGGAGATCGTCGATGAGTGCGGTGGAGAGGACGAGACGATTCGAATGTTCTTCACGAAGGAGGAATGGAGCACGCTCTTCGTACCGTTCGCTCGCGAAATTCGCTCCACGTCCAACAAGGTCACCGTCCTCACCGCCCTGATGATCGGTCTCGGACTTCCTGGCGCCCTTACCGGCGTGATCACCACGCCGTGGGAATGGCACACCGAGTGGAAGAAGGCTGCGAAGATCGGCCCCAACTTCATTGAGTCGCACCACGATCGCAGCCAGCCGTTCAAGAAGAGTGGCTGCGGTCTGTCGACACACCATCTCGCCCTCGTCGCTGTTCTTTCCGGCTACAGAACATCACCGTCTGTGGTCACCCTCCAGCTTGGCTATAATGCTGCACGAGAGAGTTTGTGCCGCCTGTGGATCAAGCTGCAGGAAAAGCACGGGTCGGCAGTCGGCAAGGGCGTGTTCGATATCACGATGGGCTCGATGCTCCTTGCCACGATGACCCAGCTCGGCGAGAGATCGTGGTTGTCTGATGCTGTGTGCCCCCCGAAGGCATTCAGCGGCATGCTCGATGGTTCTGTGCCGATGGAGACTTTGATCTGGTCGATCCTGTCACAGAATCGCGTGTCGTCTGTCGGTGCGGCCCTCAGGAAGCGCTGGAAGCAGCAATTCATCGTGTCGACCTACAATCGTCTGGTCGATTCAGCACCGCTCCATCCAGGCTGGGTCACATGGTGGCGTGAGATCGGCAGAGAGCGATATGGCAGTGAGGGCAACGGCTGGGTCGACGAGAATCGACTCGACCGCCAGATTGCCATGCTCGAAGCTGAGGGGCTGATCATCGCGAACTACAACGTGAAGGTGCAGCGGGAACTGATCCATGCTCAGTGAGACTGACCGTATCGAGTTGATCAGGAGCGAGGCGATCAAAGCGGCCTCGATGAAGTCTCGTACTCCGGTGCAGGCTCCGGGTCGCCGCTGCATGTTGATGGCTCTCGATGTGATGCTGAGCGAGTCGGCGAACATCCAGAAGTTCTACGATGCGGCACAGGAGAGGTTCGACACCGACCCTGTCGGCTTCTACAAGGAGTTCGTCCTGCCGGTCACTCCGAAGGACATGGTCACCGAGAGTGGCGACGATTCTGCAATGCCGACCAATGTCACCGTCAACGTCACGCTGCCTGATAATGGCCGTGACAAGGAGCCTGAAGTATGAAGACCATCACCTGCGATTGCTGCCAGGCAGAACTCGGCCCCGATGTGGCACGTGTCGTGTCGCCGGCCCTGTTCGTCGGCGGCAAGACCGAGTATGTGAACGGCGACCACGACATCTGTCTGTCGTGCCTCACCGCACTGAAGGGCAGCCTCGACAAGTTCTTCCACATCGTCCGTGAGGCCCCTCCCGCCACGACCGACGAGCCCGCTCCGGTCGTCGATACACCTCCTGCCGAAGTCACGTCCGCCTGACATGCGCGTCCACGCCTTCTACATCACCGTCATCCTCGCGATCATGACGATACAGAACATCGTTCTGCGCCCTCAGGCTGGTCCTCAGACTCAGCTCTGCGCATCACGTGCTGACATTCGTCTGTTCGGCGGAGGTGCCGGTGGTGGGAAGTCGTATGTGATCTGCCTCGACAAAGCTCGGTATGTGAAGCACCCTGGGTTCAGTGCGGTGATCTTCCGTCGTACGTATCCGGACATCATGAATCCTGGCGGTCTGTGGGACACCAGCATGATGATCTACCCGTACCTCGGCGGCAAGCCAAGAGTGTCGCGGTGTGAATGGGAGTTTCCGAGCGGTGCAACGATCAAGTTCAGCCATCTGCAACATCAGAGCGACGTCCTGTCGTGGCAGGGCGCTCAGATCCCGATCATCGACTTCGACGAGCTGACACACTTTACCGAGTACATGTTCTGGTACATGACATCTCGGAATCGTATGTCAGCACCGTTGCCGATGCGGCCGTACATGGACGCAACATGCAATCCGGACTCGACGTCGTGGGTCCGTAAGCTGGTCGATTGGTGGATTGACAAGGAGACTGGTCTGGCGATTCCGGAACGTAGCGGTGTGCTGCGGTGGTTCATCCGTGATGGCGACCATCTGAAGTGGGCTGACAGCAAGGAAGAGTCGTACGAGAAGTACGGCAAGAAGGATCTGCCCCTCGATCACGAAGATCAGATCCGCCCTCGCTCGCTGACATTCATCGCCAGCAAGCTGTCGGACAATCCGGCGCTCGTCAAGAACGATCCCGAGTATCGTGCTCGCCTACAGGCTCTGCCGATGGTCGAGCGACTCCAACTACTCGGATGCAACTGGAATGTCCTGCCGACCAGCGGCATGTTCTTCAAGAAGTTCTGGTTCCCACTCGTCGATCAGGCACCTGTCGGTGGACGTACGGTGCGCTACTGGGATCGTGCTGCGTCTGAACCGACTGCCGCGTACCCTGATCCTGACTGGACGGTCGGCACTCTGATGCGCCTCGTCAATGGTCGTGTGTTCGTGCTGGATGTTTGCCGTGATCGTGTTCGTCCTGAAGGTGTGAAGCGCATGATGAGGAACTGCGCCGATCAGGACGGCGCCGAAGTCGAGGTGTGGGCCGAGGAAGATCCAGGTGGTGCAGGCAAGAGTGAGATCGACGACCTGTCGAAGATGTTCCTCGATCGTCCGTTCTACTCGAACCGCGTCACGAAGGACAAGGCGACCAGAGCGAAGCCGATGTCCGCCGCTGCTGAGTCTGGGAACATCACCGTTGTACGCGGTCCCTGGAACGAGGAGTGGCTCCGCGAGTATGAGATGTTCATGGACACGAAGATTCTGAAGGAGCCTGAAGGCTATCACGACGATCAGGTGGACTCCGGCTCCGGAGGCTACAACGTACTCGTTTCTGGCGACGAGCCCAGGATCAGCCGTCTATGAGCATCATCGACAAAGCTCTCGGTGTTGTCGGCCTGGCCCGCAAGTCGGACCCGACCTGGGGCGCGAACTCGCCGTGGGCCACGTCGTCGGCCGCATGGTCGGCTCGCAACTATGCGACGTTCGCTGAGAACGGCTACCAGAAGAATGTGATCGCTCGCCGGTGCATCACGATCGTCGCCCAGAACGTCGCCAAGGTTCCTCTGTGTCTGAAGAGCGGCAAGAAGGAAGTCGACGATCGCAATCACCCGCTGCTGAAACTTCTTCACCGTCCCAACCCGACGACTGCCGGTGCCGCGTTCATCGAGGCTGTCGTGGCGTATCGGATGCTTGGCGGCAACTCAATGGTCGCCGGTGTGCAGCCGACCCTCAACAAGGGAGCGATCGTTCCGAACGACATGCCATTCACGGAGCTGTGGCCGATTCGTCCTGATCGCTTCACTGTGACCAAAGGGCAGTTCGGCGTGTCGTCGTACACGTACCGTGGATCGTCCGGCGAAGTCGTGTGGCTGACCGATCCGATCAATGGCCGTGCGAACCTGCTCCACTGGAAGACGTTCAACCCATTCGATCCGGTGTGGGGAATGTCACCGTCAGAGTCCGCCGCGTGGTCGATCGATCAGCACAACGCGACCGGACGGTGGAATTTCAACCTGCTCAAGAATGGCGCTCGTCCGTCTGGCGGCTTCGGGTTCCCGAAGGACTCGACCACCAAGACGCTGACGCCGGAGCAGCGCGAGCGGATGAAGAAGGAGATCGACGACACTCTGTCCGGTCCCGAGAACGCCGGTCGTCCGATGCTGCTCGAAGGCGGTCTGCAGTGGCAAGAGATGTCATTCAGCCCGAAGGACATGGACTGGATCGAGAGCAAGAACACGTCCGCACGTGACATCGCCCTGGCGTTCGGTGTGCCGTCACAGATCCTCGGTATCCCAGGCGACAATACGTACGCCAACATGGCGGAAGCTCGGATGGGTCTGTACGATGAGACAGTCCTGCCGACCCTCGACGCTCTGCTCGACGAGTTCAATGCGTGGCTCGTCCCTCGGTACGGTGATGACCTGTGCCTCCACTACGATGCGGACGCGATTGAGGCTTTGGAGCCTCGTCGTGCATCGAAGTGGCAGGCGGTCAGCCAGAACAATTGCCTCACGATCAACGAGAAGCGCGCAGCCCTCGGCTACGAAGAGATCGACGACGAGATGGCCGACACGGTGCTGGTCCAATCGTCCCTGATCCCGCTCGAAGACCTCGCTTCTGTGGAGGATCCGAATGCGGACCCCGCCAATCCCGACGACCCGAACGCCGACCCACAGGCAGATCCTGCCGCCAAAGATCCAGAGGCAGGCGACGATGCCGCCGATCAAGGCGGATCGTCCGAGGGAGATCAGAACCAAAGCAAGGCCTCAATCCGAGAGCTGAAGAAGGTGAACGATCTGACCCGCCGGCTGCTGACGATCGGCAAGAGGCGCAAATGATCACCGTCACGACCGCACAGAAGTCTCGCCATGTGCGTCTGGCCCTCAGGGACCAGACTGTTCGGGAGAGACGTCTGGCCCGTCAGCTGTCGGCCGAGATCAAACGCGTCGCCAGACAGGCGGCGTCGAAGGGATCGGCCGACGGTCTCGTGTCGGAGCATAAGTCGAACGTGCTGTCGCTCGTCCAGAGGAACACTCTGTCGACCGTGAACGGTGCCTTCGATGATGCGATCGACAAGCTCGGCAAGTCGGGCATCGTGCGGATCGAGCACAAGTACGACTCCGAGGACGCCTATCGTGCACGCGCAGTCAAGGCTGTTCGTGCCAGGGCCCTCGATGTGGCCGATGTGACCTCGAAGACCACGATCTCGCGGATCAAGGGAGTGATCGCTCGCGGTATGGATGCCGACAAGTCACCATCCGAGATCGCCGACGACATCGTCGCGCGTGTCGGCGGAGCGGTATCCGAGAGAAGGGCGATGACGATCGCTCGTACCGAGACACATTCTGCCGCACAGATCGGTCAGCATGAAAGCGTGGCCTCGACCGGCATCGACTTCAAGCGCGAGTGGATCGCGACGTCCGACGAATCGACTCGCGAGGATCATTCCTCCGCCAGCGGTCAGAAGACCAGCATGGATGAGCCGTTCCAAGTCGGTGGTGAGAGTCTTATGTATCCTGGCGACCCGAGCGGGTCTGCCGAACAAATCATCAACTGCCGATGCCAAGTCGGCTACATCAGCAGGTGACGCCATGAAGGGCCTCAAGTTCATCACCGTCCCCCTCCTCGAGGTGAAGGCTCTCGGCAAGGAGTCCGCTCCGGGCGACTTCGAGGGCTACGCCAGCACTTACGGCAACGTCGACTTCGGCGGTGACCGCGTGATGCCTGGCGCCTTCGACAAGTCGATCGAAGAGCACAAGACCAACGGCTCGATGCCAGGTCTGTTCTGGCAGCACAACTGGGAGAATCCGATCGGCGAGTGGAAGGCGATCGAGAGCAACAACAAGGGCCTCAAGAAGACCGGGTCGATCTGGATCGGCGAGGGAATCAAAGAGGCCCAGCAAGCACATCTGATGCTGAAGTCGAAGGGACCGAAGGGGCTCTCGATCGGGTATACGATCGATCGAGCCGATCCTCGCGACGATAAAGGCATCCGCAACCTTCATGAGCTCAAACTCATGGAAACCTCGATCGTGACGTGGCCGATGAACGACCGCGCCAAGATCACCGCCGTCAAGTCTGACGGATCGGTATTGACGAAGCGAGAAGTCGAAGAGGCCCTGCGGGATGCAGGTTTCTCTTCGGCAGAAGCCAAGGCTCTCCTCTCTGGAGGGTATGAGGCACTGATCGCAGGGAACCGGGACGGTTCGACTGAGATCGACGCGGCGCTCAAGGAGCTGTCCAGCACCATCAACAAGATCACCACGAAAGGATGATCCAATCATGACTCCCGAAGAGCTGAAGAAGCTGAACGGCGACCTGCAGTCCGCGGTGGCCGTCCTCCAGAAGACCAACGACGAGCACGAGAAGTTCGTCAAGCATCACAACACCGAATCCGCCGAGATGAAGGAGAAGCTCGGCAAGGCCAACACGGACATCACCGCTCTCCAGAAGCAGATCACCGACGGCCTGACCGAGATCAAGTCCGCCATGTCGCGGTCGAACCTCGACGGCGACATCGATCTCAAGGATGGCGACTTCCAGATCGTCAAGCATGGCCGGCTCGTCAAGAGCATGCTGCGCCTGACCGCGGAGGAGAAGGAGTACGTCAAGTCGTACCGCGACTTCTTCCGCAAGGGCAAGGACATCGACCCCGAGATCGCCAAGAAGTCGATGTACACCAGCGACGATCCGAACGGCGGCGTGTTCGTCGCTCCGGATCAGTCCGGCCGCGTGATCCAGCGCGTGTTCGAGACGTCCGCCCTCCGGTCGGTCGCCTCTGTCCAGACCGTCACCACCGACGCCCTCGAAGGTCTGGTCGACGACGATGAGGCGTCCGCCGGGTGGGCGGCCGAGCGCGGTGCCCGTTCCGAGACCAATACCGCCAAGTTCGGTCAGTGGCGCATCCCGGTCCATGAGCAGTATGCGGTGATCCGTATCAGCCAGCGTCTGCTGGACGATGCCAAGGTCGATCTGGAAGCCCTGATCCAGCGGAAGGTCGGCGACAAGTTCGCGCGCATCGAATCGGCTGCCTTCATCAACGGCAACGGCACCGGCAAGCCCCGCGGCATCCTGACCTACCCGACCACGGGTGCGAATGGTGTGGCCAATACCCCGCGCGGTTCGATCGAGCAGATCGCCTCTGGTGTGGCCGGTGAGATCGGTGTGGCGGACGGTTCCGGCAATCGTCCGGCCGACGCCCTGATCAAGATGCAGATGGCTCTCAAGGAGCCGTATCGCAGCCGGGCCAAGTGGCTGATGGGCCGCGCCGGCCAGGAGAAGTGCCGCCTCCTGAAGATGGATGGCAAGTACGTCTGGACCCCGATGGGCCTCGGCGGTCTCAACGGCCAGATGCCGACTCTGTTTGGCTACGACATCGTCGAGTGCAACGACATGCAGGCCTGGGCCGACAACAGCCTGTCGATTGCGTTCGGCGACTGGGCCGAAGCGTACCAGATCGTCGATCGCCAGGGTGTCCGTGTCCTCCGCGACCCGTACACCGTGAAGCCCTACGTGGAGTTCTACTTCACGAAGCGCGTCGGCGGCGATGTGCTGAACTTCGAGGCGCTCAAGCTCCTCCTGGCCCACTGATCGCTGACGGTTCGAGCCTGCTCCAGAAACACTCTGGAGCAGGCAAGAACATCACCGTCTCACCACTCAAGGAACAATCATCATGCGTGCGATGCGCGATACCTTCAACCGTCTGTCCGTCGTGGCGAGCCTCGTGCCGCTGCTCCGGACGGCCGACGCCAACGGCGTCGGGGTCGACCTGCTCGACTACGACTCGGCACTGGTCGAGATCCACGTCGGGGCTTCCGGCGACACCATCAACACCACCAATAAGATCGACTTCCGTCTCCAGGAGTCCGACGATTCGACCAACGGGGCGGACGGCACCTGGAACGATGTCGCGTCGACTGACATCCTCGGCGGCGTCTCCGCGTCGACGACCGGCCAGATGATCACCGTCGATACCGCCGGCGAGCTCTCCAAGAGCTACAAGTTCGGCTACATCGGCGTGAAGCGGTGGATCCGCGTGGTCGACGATCGTTCGGGTACCCATACCAACGGCACCTCGACCGCCGCCTCGATCACCCGCGGCCATCCCCACCGGATGCCGGTCCCGGCCTGATTCACTTCTCTGATCCGCTGGCTGGGCCTGATCTGGTCCGGTCGTGGGTGTGGGGTGAGGCCCAGCCAGCGGTGATGAGATTGGAAGGAGCAAACAGATGTCGACCGTTCCGATCCGTAAGATCATCATCAAGACTCCGCCAGCCGGCGATGTCAAGATGTACGACGTTACCAAGATCAAAGCGTTCCTGCATCTGACCGACTCCTCTGAAGACGATCTGATTGATCTGGTCGGTCAGGTCGCGTGGAAGTCCGTCGAGGCGTATACTGGACTCACGCTAGCAACTCAGACCGTCGTACAGGTGATGGAGGGCTTCCCGACCGACTTCAGTCGCCACTGGTGGGACGGAGTGGTCGAGATGTCTCGTCGTGCGTTCGATTGTGGGTCTCTTGAATTGCTGCCTCGACCCGTTCGTGACAACTCGGTCATCATCACGACGTACGACGATACCGATACGGGCACCGTCTATCCGTCGACCGAGTATCATGTTCAGAATGTCAACCAGAACGCCCATCCAGCGGTGATCATGCTGAAGCGCGGAGCATCGTGGCCGCTCGCTCTTCGCTCGTATCAGCCGATCGAGATTCAGATGGACGTCGGCTACGGAACAACGTTCGACTCGTTGCCGGCCGACATCCGCCATGCGATCACTCTTCTGGCCGCGTACCTGTTCGATCATCGCGGTGAGTGCGATTGTGCCGAGGCTGCGATCCCGAATACTCTCGCTGGTTCCATACTGTCGAAGTACAAGGCCCTGTTCTTGCGATGAAGCTGACCGACGTCAACATCTGCGCGATTCGCGTTCGTGCCGAGCTGTGGAGAAAGACCACGGCACCGGACGATCAGGGCGGTCACGTCGATACGTGGGCCAAGGTCCGCGACATCTGGGTCGAGCAGAAGTCGGTCTCGAACGGCGAGAAGACAATCCACGGTCGTGTCGGCTATGTGACCCAATACAAATTCGTATCTCGGTACGATGCGTCGATCGACTATCAAGATCAGATCCGACTCGGCGGAGCGGAGCTGAACATCGTGCTGATCGAGGACATTGAGCTTCGTCACCGCTTCATTCTGATCACCGCCTGGCAGGGGATCGCGCAATGAAGGCGGCCCTCAAGATCACGGCCATCGCCACGAAGACGATGAGAGACATCGGATCGATCGACAAAGAGATCGCCAAGCGAGCCGACGTCGGTGCATACAAGGCTGGCATGATCCTCCGGAACGCCATGGTACAGAAGATCCTGCAGTTCGGTGGATGGAGCGGTCGTGTGTACGGCAGCCATCAGGCATCGGCCCCCGGCGAGCCGCCTCACAATAAGACCGGCAATCTCGCCAGATCGATCTCGATCATCCGAGAGAAGACCGGCGTGATCTTCGTTGTCGTGAGAGCCAAGTACGCCAAGGCCCTCGAGTTCGGCACACGGAAGATGGCCGCCCGCCCATTCGCCACGCCGTCGTACGAGGAGAAGAAGGACGAGATGCAGGAAGCATTCATGAAGGAAGTCAAGGAATGAGCGCGTATCGGCCCAACGCGGTGATCAGAGAAGTCGTGACGCTGATCAAGGCGAACACGACGATCGCTGCCAAGGTCTCTGATCGCGTGTTCGATTGCCCTGAACAGGAATGTAACTTCCCTTACATCACCGTCGACTCCGTGACCGCTGTAGATGACGGCACCAAGGATATGGCCGGCGTCGCGCTGACGTTCGATGTCCATGTCTGGTCGCGGTACAAAGGCAAGAAGGAGACAGGCGAAATCCAAGAAGCCGTCTACGGTTTGCTTCATCAGATCAGCAAAGCAGGCGGATCGACCAATGCGATCCTGACGGAGTCGAGTGACTTCGCAGCCTGGCTGTGCCGTATGACCTACACCGAAATCATGCGCGATGCCGACGGCGAGACGTGGCATGGCGTACAACGCTTCAAGGTGACCTGCTATGCCTAACGGGTACAAAGGCGCGAGCGCCACTCTTTGGATCTACAACGCCGGCGCCTGGGTGCAGATCGCTGCGCTGAAGTCGTCGTCGTGGTCCATCAGCAACGAAACAATCGATGTCACCACCAAGGACAACGTCTGGTTCAGGACGCTCTTGGACGGCGGAGTTAGAGCGATTGAGATCGCCGCTTCCGGCATCTGGGTCAACAGCACGATCTCTCAATCGGTCGAGGCCGACATCCAGAACGGTGTCGCTCGTCGCTTCCAGTATCGTAACCCCGACGGCACGGTAATCACCGGCCTCGGTCAATGCACGAAGTACGAACGCTCGGGGAACAACGACGGTGCGGAAGAGTGGAGCTACAGTCTGTCATTGATGGGCATCACGGACGAACTCGGCATCCCGACGATCACATCCGCCGCGACGGCATCCGGTACGGCTGGCCAAGCATTCAGCTACCAGATCACCGCTACGGGCACGCCGACCTCATACGCCGCTGCCGGTCTCCCTGCCGGCCTATCGATCAACACGACGACTGGTCTGATCAGCGGCACACCGTCCGGCAGTGGGGTGTCATCGATTTCAATCACCGCCACGAACGGTTCTGGCACCAGCCCGACATTCACTCTGACGTTGACGGTGACTGCGGCCGTCCTCGGGTATGTCGCTCTGAATGGCTCAGCGAACGGCGACCTGCCGTACTACATCTCGTCGTCCGGTCTCGTTCAGCTGAACAGCACTCAGTGGCCCAGTCCGGTCGTTGGCGGTCAGACCGTCAGCCAGGACGCCGTGTTCTGGAAGCGGTCCGCCGATAGCAAGATCGGAACGTTCGTCGGCTCTGCATTCGCTTCCGCCGGTCTGTATGCCGCGAAGTCGGACACGACATACCTAGCCGGCTACGGTCTGATCGCGACCGACACATCGATCCTGCAGTTGGAAGGCGATGCGGTTCCGATCACGGCCGGCACGTATCGATTCAACTTCGACGGTGCATGCTTTAAGCTGACGACTTCTGGCGGGCCGCCTATTCCGACTGCTCTCACAATCTCGACCGACGGTGGCGACACGTTCGGGGCGGTCGGTGGCACCGTGACTGGCATGTCGTACAGCGGCGGTGTGATCTTCTTCGAGTACGAAGTCGGTCTCGTCGTGTACGGTACGACGGACAGCGGTGGTGGTGGGAACTCACTTCGCTACAGTCTGAACAGCGGCGCGACGATTAGCGCGATGACATCGCCTGGGGCTGTGATCGGCGGCTTCTCGTACAACTCGGCCAACAGCACGATCTGCTGCTCCGCCAGCACGTACTCCGGATCGTACAGCAATGACACGGTCTTTACGTCGGCCAGCGGTACGATCTCGTGGACCAGTCGCCAGACGTTCGTGTCAGTGCCGACCGCACGCTCTGATAAGGGTCTGATGTCGGCGGTCGACTTCTACATCTACTATCCGGTCAAACTGACGACCGGTGGCTGGACGATGTATCGGACGCCAAAAGACATCACAACGTTCACGGCGTGGGCCATCAACACGGTCTATACGGCAGGACAGGCACGGACGAACGGCGGCAACATCTACATCTGCACGACTGGCGGCACGTCGGCAGGTGCCGGCGGGCCGACCGGCACCGGATCGAGCATCGCGGATAACACCGTCACGTGGGCGTACCACGGACCCTCTACGGCGATGTTCCAGCAAGTACATCAGCCTGGCGGCACGGCTGCTCGTCCGTCCAAGGTTCGCAAGCTGTCGGACAACAATCTGTACTACCTCTACAATCAGCAGCTGTACCGTTCGACGGACGGCGGCGCAACCTTCGCTGCACTCGGCAGCGCAGTCACCAAGACCGCAAACCAAATCGCGGTTGTCTAACCCTCCCACGAAAGGAGAAGCATCATGCCAGTCAAGTCCGGTTGGGCAGGTAAGGACTGCCTGCTCAAACTCAGCGACGAAGCGGCCTCGCCCGTCTTCACCACGATCGCTGCCCTCAAGACCACCAGCCTCTCGATCAACAACGAGACGATCGACGTCACGACCAAGGACAACATGCCGTGGCGTACGCTGATTGAAGGCGGCATCCGCTCGATGGAGCTGTCCGCCTCCGGTATCTGGACCAATGCGTCGGTTCAAAACAGCCTCCAGAACATCGCCCTCGGTGCCGCGTTCGTTGCCAACTCGATCACGTACACCACGATCCGCACCTTCAAGATCACGTTCGCCGACGGTGATGAATTCGTCGGCAAGTTCGCGGTCACGAAGTTCGAGCGCAGCGGCAACCACGACGGGGCCGAGGAGTTCAACGTCACGCTGACCAGCGCCGACGTGATCTCCCTGACTGCCGGCGCAGCCTGATTCATAGTCAGGATTATCACCGTCATAACCGAGGCCCACCACGACCGGGCCGCATCAAGGACAGCACATGGACCCTGCATCGAACACAGTACAGCAAGGATCGCAGAAGTGGAATGGCGAGATCGTCATCCTCTTCAACAACGTCGAGCGGACTCTTCGTCCGTCGATCCGCGCGATCATGGAGATCGAGAGGCTGTCCGGCATCGGTATCGTGCCGATGTCGGACAACTTCAAGACCGGCAACCTCCGCCTCACCGACATCGTGTGCATCGTCACCGGCTGTTTGAACACGGCCGGCCAGCTGAGCGATACGACCGGCAAGCCGTACACGGTGCTGGAAGTCGGCGACATCATCTACAAGGCCAACGAGATGGCGGCCTTCATCGAGATCAGCACTGCCCTGCTGCTGCATATGATCAGCGGTGGTGAGCACGGGAAGGCCGTGCTGGGAAAAGAGAAGAGGGCGATCAAGGCGGGGATCGTCCTGAAGGTGGATCGTCAGCCGGTGGAGGAGGCGTATCCGAAGAGCGAGGAGGAAAGCAATCCGACGTAGTCGACTACGCCAAGTACTGGTCCACGGCGGTCACCGTCTTCGGCGTGCAACCCGCAGCCGCCTATGACCTCACGACGGCCGAGTACTGGTGCCTGTACATGTCGAAGATGGATCCAGACAAGTCGACTAAAGCTCCGAGAATGACGAAGGCCAGAATGAGAGAGCTGCTGGCCATGGACCAAGCTCGAGACGAGAAACGAAAGAGAGAGAAGCAATGAGTCTGCTCGGCGATCTGATCTTCCGTATCATGGGGGACAACTCTGGCCTCAAGACTACCTTGAAGGACTCGGAGAAGGCTGTCGATTCGTCGGCGGGTCAGATCTCTGCCAAGATGGCGATGATGGGAGGTGCCGTCGCTGGAGCGACGGCTGCCTTCACTCATTTCGGTTTGGAGGTTGGCAAGGAAGCCGTCGGCGCTCTGATCGAGTTCACCAAGTCATCGATCGAGTCGATCGACAGTCTCGGCGACCTGGCTTCCAAGCTGTTCACATCGACTGAGGCTCTGTCGTCGTTCCATCAGGCAGCCAGGGATGCCGACACGAACATCGAGTCGGCAGACCAATCGCTTCGCCTGATGACGACGAACCTCGGTCAAGCAGCGACCGAAGGTGGCAAGTCGGCAGAAGCATTCACGAACCTCGGTCTGTCCGTCGACGACCTGATGAAGCAGGATCCGACGGCAGCATTCGGCACGATTGCTGATGCCTTGAATCGTGTCGACAATACGACACAGAGAGCCGCCATGGGGGCGGCGATCTTCGGCAAGTCGTACGCCGAGATGGCGACGATGATCGACGGTGGTTCAGCCGGTCTGGCCGAGGCATCGAAGAAGGCCGAACTCCTCGGCACGAAGATCAGCTCGCTCGACTCGGCACAGATCAGCCTCGTCGACGGTGCCTTCAAGGATCTGTCCGGCGCAGTGGAAGGGGTCAAGAACCAGCTCGCTGTTGGTCTGGCTCCCTACATCACCGCCACGGTGCAGCAATTCATGAAGTTCACTGACAACGGCAAGCTGATTCGAGACAACATCATCCCGGCCATCCAGACCGTCGTCGGGTGGATCGAGAAGATCGGCAACGCGTTCCAGATCGCACAGATCGGATGGCAGGCGTTCAAGGCCGGCATCATGATGATCGAGCTGGGGTCGATCCAGCTAGTCAACGACATCGTCAAGGGCTTCCAGTACGTACAAAATGTGCTGCAGTCGGTTGGCGAGTTCGTCGGTGCCGAATACTCGTTGGTGTGGTCCGGTCTGAAGGTCGGTTGGTACGGTGCCGAAAAGGTGATCGTGACCGGCCTGCAGGTCATCGTCGATATGATGGCCGACGCGATGAGGGCGATGGCCAAAGCTGCCGGTGTGTTCAGCAGCGATCTCGAAGAGAAGATCAGCGGCGCTGCTGGTAAGATCCAAGGTGGTGTGGCCGAGATGGCCAAAGGTGTCGACAAGGATCTCGGCAGCGCGATCAACGAAGCCAAGATGAAGGCTGGCGAGCTGGTCGATGCTGGAAAGGCAATCGGTACCGCCTTCACGTCGAAGCCTGAGGGGATCGAATGGCTCAACGAGAAGGAGCAGATCCTCAGCGACAACATCAACGAGACGACCAACAAGATCGAAACGATGATGGGCGAAGCGTGGATGGGTACGGAATGGAAGGCCGTGCTCGACGAGATGGTTGGCAAGGTCAATACCACCGCCGCGGCCGTTGCCGATGCCACGAGCAAGAAGAATGAAGGCGCACATCAGGCTCCTGCTTCGCCGATGGGCCCCTTTCTGACGGAGGAAGACAAGAAGCAGATGGAGGAGCGCAAGAAGCTGATCGACGATGACAGGAAGTACGCCGAGTCGTATCAGAAGCAATTCATCGACGGTGAGAATCGTCGGATGGAGGCACAGCTTCGTTCCAACGAGGTGTACAAGATGTCGTCCGAGGAGCGTCTGGCGATCGAGAACAATCTGAAGAAGAACGAGGATGACCGCTACGCTGCCGAACAGGCCAAGATTGCCTCGCTCGACGAATACGCAGTCAACGATGTGCAACGCAAGCAGATGTTGGAGGAATCGGAGCAGGTCCACCAGCAGAACCTGACCGACATCACCGAGGCTGGTGAAGCTGCCAGACAGAAGACTCGCGAGTACTATCTCAATGCAGCATATCAGGCGAACAGTCTGATCCTCGGCAACCTCGCAACCTTGATGCAGTCTGGAAGTCGTAAGGCGTTCGAGGTCGGTAAGGCCGCCGCCATGGCCGAGGCTGCCATCAATGTGCCTCTGGCCGCGATCAAAGCGTACCAAGCAATGGCCGGCATTCCGATCGTCGGTCCGGCCCTCGGTGTCGCTGCGGCCGGAGCCGCGGTCGCCGCTGGTGTGATGAACATCCAGAAGATCAGCTCAACCCAGTTCGGTGGTGGTCAGTCCGGATCCGCCGCATCATTCTCAGCACCGTCAGGCGCCAATAGCGGCATCACGATCAACGATCAGGCCAGCGGGGGCGGACGTACGGTCAACTTGTCGCTGTTCGGTTCCGACAATGACATTGTGTCGATCGGCTCCGTGCGCAAGATCATGGATGCAATCTCCCGTGAATCCAACAACGGCTACCCAATGAAGGTGAACGTCGCATGAGTGTGACCCCGTCATGGATGAACCGACTGATCATCAGCGGACCGAGCTTCCTGCAGAATGTCGTTCCTGCCGGATCTCTGTCCGCCAACACGATCGTCGCCAGCTCGTCTGATGTGAACTATCCAGTCGACTTCCTTGTCGACGGCTCGCCATCGACATACTGGAAAGGCACGGACACGTCGGCGCATACGATCACCGTCGACTTCGGCTCATCGCCGACCTACGATGTCGATGGTGTTGGAGTGCAAGGCTTCAACTACTCCGACGGCTGGGATCTGGCAGTGCAGAGCTCGCCGGACAACTCGACGTGGACCAACTTCGTTGCGTCGAGTCTGTGGTCCGGATCCGCCGATCTGTACACCGGCAAGATCCCTCAGGTCCGTCATGCCGTTCTTGGAGGCACGTCGGTACTGACGAGACGGTACTGGAGACTCAACATCACTCCCAGATCATCACCGTCAGTGCCGCCTCGCGTCAACAACCTGTCGATCCATCGTTGCCGCAAGTTCGAGATCGGATCGTGGTCCGGCGAGGCTCCGGAGACGTCGGCACGCGATGTCAAGATCCTGGACAACTCAGCATCGACCGGTCTCCTGATCGGCAGGTCGGTTCTCGATCGCGGCACCCAGTTCGGCATCTCTCTCGAAATGATCAGACAGTCGTGGGCCACGACATGGCTGTACGATCTGCAGAGATACCTGGAGACGGCTCCGGTGCATGTCGATCGCAAGGACATTTCGGGAGGCGATTCCGATGCCGTGCTGACCTCTCAGTTCTGCTGGCATGACGGTGATGTCAATCCGCCTGTCCGGCTGAAGCAGGACTGGCTGTCGTGGAACCTGAAGTTCAGGGGCATCCGATGACACTGCAGGCAAATGTTCGTCGTCCGGGCCGCAAGCTCGTCACGATCGTCGAGATACAGATCGACTACTGCACTCGTACCTACGGATCGTCACCGTGCCTCGCCGCTGTCGGTACGACCGGCCCTGATCGGTGCTTCAACTCCAGAGCTTCGTGCCAGTACCTGTCGGCGTTCAACGCTCCGACGGCTTCGCGGCGGTCATTCTACTTCTGCTCCGATCAACAGCAGATCGTCCAGAGCGGCGACAAGATCATCTTCCCATGCGTGAAGAGTGTGTCAGTAGCGGCTGCCAAGATCGATCTGAAAGGAGTCGGCCCAACCGGCTCCGCCACAATCGGTCTGACAGACTTCACCGTCGACGACGCGGTGATGGATAAGTACAGCACACAGAGGTCGTACAGAGGTCAATCGAAGAGCCGTTCGACATTCTGGTCGAAGCTGCTGTCTCGTCATCCGTACTACCATACTCGCCCCCTGATCATCTATCAGGGGGCTCTGGAAGCCGACGGTACGGTCAATCTCACGAACATGGTGAAGTCGACGTACTTCATCGAGAAGATCACTGGGCCGGATACGAGCGGCAATGTCAGCATCACCGCCAAAGACGTGATGATGCTTCTGGAGGACACTCGCTCCCAGCTGCCGGTGGACGGTGATGCAGTTCTGATGACGACGATCAGTTCAACAGACGACATCTGGACTGGTGGACCGAGCTCGATCGAGATCCAGTCAGACTCTGCTTTACTCCTCACACCCGGCATGGTTGACTACGGGCTCAGTGGCGGCTTCTGTGTCGGCTTCAAGGTCGATGACGAAGTCGTATACGGATACATGCCGTACTATCCGGTGGGGCAGGACCCGATAACAGGTAGGTTCCGGTATACCTGGCATACGATCGTTCAGCGTGGAGGATTCGGCACAACAGCGGCATCTCATACGGCCGGAGCAAAGGCCACGATGGTGTGGTGCTTCGCTCTCGGCATCATCACGAACCCGTTTGATCCGAGTTTCGGCTACCCGTCGCTGGCCCTCGGGCAACTGGCAGATCAGGCCGTGCTGACAGTTCTTCGTGCCTCTGCGATACCATCGTCGTACATCGACGATGCCCAAATCTCTGACGAGCTGCTGACGTGGGTCGGACAGAAGCGATTCTGGTACGCGTATAAGAAGTCGACCTCGGCAAGGAAGATCCTTCAGGATCTTTGCGAGCAGATCGGCTGCATGCTGTACTACGACTCTCGTACTGGCAAGATCAAGGTACGGTGCTTCAGACCGGCGCAGGACAGTGAAGTCACCGTCATCGCCGAGTCGACGAGGTTCGTCGACGCCGTCAAGGTTGAACGTTCGGAGGAGGATCGAGTCAGCCAAGTCTGGTACTACTTCCAGGCCACCAAGCTCGAAGCCGGTACGACACCGGACAACTATTCCAAGACGACGATCATCGCCGACGTTGCATCAGGCGACATCAACGGCTCGAAGTACAAGTCCGACAAGATCAGGAAGATTTACGGCACACTATCGCCTCCAGGTGAGAGCGACGTTCCGATCGACGATTTGGCCCAACGCATCGTCTCGTGTCTTCGCGAGACGCCGATCAAGCTGACCGGCAACTTCGACATAAGGGAGTACAGCGTCTGGGTCGGCAATTCGATTCAGATCACCGTCCCTGAGATCGTCGATCTGTACGGTAGACCGAAGACGATGACGTTCCTGATCACCGAAGCGAAGATCGACAAAGACGGCGACACTGTGTCGATCATCGGCTACAATCTGTACGGCAACGGTGCATTCGCAGCGTACATGCCCGGCGGATCATCGTCGTGGTCTGATCCACCTCCAAGTCCGGCCGGCTACTACGCAGACGACAGCGGCCTTGTCGCCGGCGGTTCTGGCAACCCATACCTCTATCAGTGAGATCAGACCATGACCTGGACCAACGTCCCCGATGCACGTATCTCGCCTGGAGAGCCCATCCTCGCCTCCGACATCCGGGCGATTCGCGACAACATCACCGCCTTGGCGAATCAGGATGTCGGTGCGCCTCTTCTGAACATCGTCAAACGTGTGGTGAGCGGCACCGCGTATACGTACACGAACGGCACAGGAGCCACAGTCTACATCGAAGTCGAGTTGTGGGCCGGCGGTGGTGGTGGATCATTCGGTGGTGCCGATTACAACGGCAGTGACCCGGGGTCGGACGGTGGTCGTGGTGGCCACGCTAGGTGTGTGATTGCTGTGCCGTCCACACAGACTCTGACTGTTACTGTCGGGGCCGGAGGCGGTAAGCAGACCGGCAACTACGGTCCAGGCCCGTATGGGGGCGGTAACAGCACGGCGTCGCTGTCTGGGGGGTATGGAGGTATCACGGTCGGAGGGGGCGCCGCCGGATACGGTACGAACAGTCACGCGGCGGCCTCTATAACAGGGTCCAACACCTTATTGCTGGATGATGCGGATACTCCGTCGACGTCCGGACCAGGTGCCCCAGGGGCTGGAGGCACCGGCACCGGTTCGGTATCGGACGGCATTGTAGGCTACGGTATCGTCACTTTCCTCAGATAAGGAGAACATCTTGCCGCCCAATCCACGACAAGATGCACGGACTCGTTCCGGCGAATTCAACCCCACCGAGGACGCCGTCGTCAGGATGGTCGTCCTCGAACGATTGCTGGAGAAGCACCAGATCGAGGAGACGACCAGAGCCAACGACATCAAAGCTCTCATCAACGAGCTTCGTCACGAGTCCAGAGAAGAGGCCACCGCTCGAGCCGAGGACTACAGCAAACTGTTTCAACGCATCAGTGCCCTCGAAGGCATTCGTCACGAGGTTGACGGTCTATCGTCTCGTGTGACGGTGCTGGAACGTCGGTCGAACGGTATGTCGTCTGATCAGTACAATCGCAAGTCGGACAAACGTCTGACACTCGGTGAGTTCTTCGGACAAGCGGCAACTCGAGCTCTCGAGCTGCTGGTTGTCGGCACGATCATCACCATCACGCTGCTGGCATTCGGAGTACGTCTCGGAATGCCAGTTCAACAGGCTGCCAGTGCCGCGGCCTCTGGAGGTGCCCATCCATGATGAAGGACATTATCAACCACATCGACTGGCTTCGTGTGAAGACGGCCGGCACAGGGGCTCTGATCGTCGCGGCGATCGTCGCCGTCTGGAGGATCGCGTGAACCGATTCGTCGCACTCATCTTCATTGTGATGACGGTGATGCTGTCCGGCTGCGCCGATCAGGTCGTACGAGCGGCCACCTCGTCCATTTCTGGATCCGACACGGCCGCCTCCGTCATCGCCGATCTTCGTGACCGTCTAGCATCCGCCACGACGAACGTCGACATCGAGAGAGCTGCTCGCCAGAAGGCAGAAGTCGATCTCAAATCATTCAAAGACAATGCCGCCGGTTGGAGGGACCGGGCCGAGGCAACGTCACACGAGGCATCCGTTCTGAGCGAGCAGGCATCATCTCTCCGAGCACGAGCCTCCACCTTGGAGGCTGAATCGAAAGCCCTGGAGAAGAAGGCGACCGACGAGAGAGTCACCGCTGAACGAAAGCTGACCGAGGAGCGAATCCGATTGGTCAGCCGCTTCGGTATGGCACTCTCGTCGGTCGTCTTCGCTATCTGCTGTATCGCCGCCTGGTTCCTGCCTCTCGGGGCCGGCAAGAAGAGAGCCCTCATAGGAGCGGCATCGATGGTCGTTCTGTTCGCCGTATCGTACAGCGCTCCTACATGGGTTCCGATCGCGATCAAGATCGGCATCGTGGTTGCCGGACTGGCCGCTGTCGTGACGGTGATCATCCTGATCCGTGCCTTGATCCAATCTGTTCGGTCGACAGCGGACCACGGCGATCGTGTCGAGGACCTGCTAGTCAAAGTCGCTTCGGCAATGCCGGACGAGACGAGGCAGCTGATCAGTTCAAGCCTCGACGACATCAAGAAGACATCATCAACGAATCACGGCAGGCTCGGCAACCTGATCGACAAGATCAGAGGCAAGACATAACCACGAAAGCGACACATCTGTATTACTCTGTGAGACCCCGGCCACG